TACCCTCTATACCCCCTACAACACCGTTAATTGGTAGTAGTTGAAATTCATTACTAGGTACGGTTACTTCATAAGTACCGTCGTCGTCATCATCGTATTTAACTACTAGTCCCGTAGCGGTGGAAATATCGTCGACTAATAATCTATAAAAATCGTGTGTAAAGTATTGGCGTGCGCTAGTTGATCCGTCGGCGTAAAACTTACGTCCGCAAAAGGCGTCTATTTGTCTACTAGCCCCGTTAATAGCGTTATCTAATAAATCGTCGTCCGCAGTATCACTAGTAGGTATACCTACGAACTCTTTTAAATCGTTTTGGGTTATATACCCGTTAGTAATAGCCATAGGTTACTTACCCTTACGGCCTTTACCTTTACGACCTTTCATATTTTTTTTACCGTAGCCAATACCTTTAGGCATAATTACTTCTTTACGACTTTTTTTTCGGCTTTAGGTTTAGCAGCTTTATTTTCAATTTTGCCGCCAAGCGCTTTAATTTCTTTTTTAACATCTTCGGCTCTATCAGCTTTTTTATATAATTCATAATGTTTTAACTCTTTCTTTAAAGCCTCTATTTTTTGTTTTTTATCTTTCATAATTTCCTTTATAAGTTTCAGTATGTCGGTTGCCCGACATACTAAAACTAATTTAATTAAAAGGTTGGTGTTACCAATCCTGTTCCACCAATGGTGGATATTCCGGCAGGGTATCTACCGCTAGCAAAAGCAACATATCCGTAAACCACTAACTTAGTAGTAAGTGATCCGGCATTAGTTTCTTCAAACTTAGCTGTAAACACGTCTTGCTCGAATAAAATATGGTCTTCGGCTCTAACGATATAAATCTCGTCTTCGTTAGTACCTGTTCCCAAGTTGGTTGCAACATTAGCGTCGGTTATTACCGGTATACCTAATAGTTGCCCTACTACTCCATATTTAGCAGCGTCGCCTACGCCATAAGCGTTTTGCGGTGCGTTGCCTGCAGGTAGTACTAGAGGTCTATTAGAGCTATCTACTCCGCTAGTAATCATACCCCAACGTCTAGGGTGCATAATTATTGCGGTAGCAGGTGCAAACCTGTTTGAATTTACTTGCTGAATAGCGTCGGCTATTTTAGGAAATAGTTCCGCTACTGTAGGGCTAGCGTCTGTATAAGTCACGGCATTAACACCGGAAACAGAAGTTAGTCCTAATGGTTGCCCGGACGAACCGGAACCGTTAAGTAGTAAATTGTCAAGTTTTGTATAGTAAGCAGCAGCTAGGTCTTGGAAAATAATATCTTCCAAATTAAAGCCCGGTTGTCCGCCTCTATCGAGGGCTTGCTTTGAAACGTCTTGCTGACCGGCAATTGTATCAACGTTTACAGTTAATAAAGTGTCGTCCATATTAGTTTCGGAAACAGCAGCATTTTCGCTTGCTTGTTCAGCAGCGCTTGATCCTGTTGTAATTCTTGAAATTTCTACTTTGTTACCAAAAGCAGGTAATTGTCTTTTAGGAACCGCGTTATAAAAGTTAGCGCCCGCTCTTGCAAGTGGTGCATAATCTTCAACGAGGTATTGCGGTACTACGAGGCCTGCAAAAGCTCCTGTTCCAACATCTCTTTTAGAGAAATCTTGGTGGTCGGATAATCTTTTTTGTGCGTCATAATCGCTGTTAAATTTAGCTGCATACATATCTGAAAAGAAAGAATTTTCTCCACCTTTACGGTACATATCCGGCTCTTTAACTTCCATACGTGTTTCGGAAATGTCTTCGTCTTCAATATCTAAAGATTTTCTACTTTCCTCAACTTCTTTAAGGGTTTGTCGCATATCTGCGTCGGCCTTGATTTTTTCGTCTAGTTCTTTAATTTCGGAAACTAAAACATTTGAGCGCTCTAACTTTGCGTCGAGTTCTTCGCCTGATTCCATTTCTTCCATTTCATTAACTAAAGTATCAAGTTCTACTGCATTAGCGTCCCTTAACTCAATTAATTTTTTCAATTTAATTCCTTTATGTAATTAATTTGCTTGTACTTAGTGCGTAAGGTGGTTATAAAACCGGCGTTACGTCTTAGAGTAATCCGTCTTTTTTCATCTTAATTTTTAAGACTTCTAATTTAGGATTACTTTTAGAGCGTTCATCTTCTGCGCTAGGTTTATCTAGTTCTTCAATTATTTGCTCTAAAACTTTTACGGCTTGATCAGTATTTCTACTTTCAACTAATTCTTTAAGGTTTTCGGAAATATCTAAACCTCTTAAAGTAGCACCCGCGTAACTATTAGCCGGGTAAGTTACGACGCTTACATCAAATAGTCGTACTTCTTGTACATCTCTTTTTTCACCGCTAAAGTCATCGCGTATTGCTGCGAAAGCAAAAGACATTTCATTCAAGTCGCCACGTTTCATAGCGCTTGCAACTTCTGCGACTTTAGGGTTATTAGGGTCTAAATCTGCTTGGACAAATAATCCGTATTCATCTTCTTCTAATTTTAAGGTACCGCTACTACTACGAGCTAAAGGTATACCGTCGTGATTAATTAAAAAGCGAACGTCGTCTTGTTCTTGAAGTGTTTTCTTAAACGCGCCCGGCTTTATTGTTTCGGTATAAGTTCCTTTACTATCTCTAACTCTGTATGGTTTATCAAATACGCTAGCGTAACCGCTAAAACTATAGGTAAACTCGCCCTCGTTATTTTCTCTTATTTCTACATTAGCTAAATTAAAGCTGCGGTTTTCTTTTTCTTTATTCACGTTATTAATCCTAACCTTATTATTTAATATATTACTTGTTAATGACATAGCGTCGCCCTTTATGTCATAAAAAACGTCGCTCTTTTTTTCTACTTTACTAAAACGCGGGTGGCTTTCCGGCAGTAAGTCGTTGTCGCCAACGTATTTAGTATTTTTTGGTCGGTCGTTACGTAGTAAATAACTAAAAGCTTTTAGCCTAGCTAAACCCCACGCTTGCCTGCTTACGCCGGGTCTATGTGAACCGCTATAAGCACCAAAACCTCGTCTAACTACCGCTCTAGCGGTAGGAATTCTTAACTTACGCCAACTAGCCATATCTTTAACGATATCGTTATGTTCATCTACTATTGTTTTAATAGCTTTAGTTGTGCTTTCGTTAAAACTTATATTATTACTTTTACCACTAGCGCTACCCTCTTTATTTTTATCGCTACCTTTAATTTGGTCTTTTTTAGGTGCCGGCTCACTAGGTGCGCGCTGATCAAGATTTCTTTCTTCATTAGCTAGTTGTTCTACTTTACGTTTAGCCCACTCGCCTGCTTGCATAGGGTTTGTCCAAGGATTACTACCCCATAGTAAAAAAGCTACGTCGCTACCTCGCCAAGTTTTAGGGTCGTTAGGATTACTTTTTTCTCTTTTTAAATCGCTTTGGTGTCTAGCGTGCCACGGAAACATTAACCTTGCTTTAGCCGGACTTACCTTACCGCTACTAATAATACTTCTAGCGTCGCGTATTGTCTTAGGTGTTAAACCACTACCTGCCTTATTAAGATTATCTAACCCGCGTTGCATATTCTTTTTCATAAATGCGGGTGCGGTTAAATCTACTGCCCTAGTTTCTAAATCTTGATCCGTAGCTTTTTCTTCTTCCATAGCTATATTAAGTGCGGTTAAATGTTTTTCAGCGTCCTCGTGTGTTTCGTGGCAGGTAATTAATTCGTCGTTTTCTTCTTTTACTACCGCGTGGCCACCTTTACATTCCGGGTGTTCCATAGATATATAATACGGCATTATCTAGGTCTTAAAACTGCTATATCGCCTGTAGTACTATCGCTTATAGCATATAGCTCATTGTCTTGAGGTATTCTAAGTTCTATTAATTCGCCATTATCTAAATGTAGCCCGTTAGTGCTATTTACATTACTACCGCCTAAATACATTTTATTAGAGTGGTTATTATGCAAATAAATATGTTGTTCGAAGTTTTGACTATCTAAAATTTTAGTAACGCTATCAGGTGCGATAGTAAAATTTTCGCTAATCATTATTATTTTCCGGGTTTAACAAATCTTTTTTAGGGTCGTGTTCATCATTACCTAATGGTGGGATAGCAGGATCAACCGGCGCGCCCTGTAAACCTAAGTAAAAATTGTCGCCGTTTTCATAAGGCTCTAAATCTAATCTATTTCTAGCCTCGTTAGGTGTCATAAGACCACTAGATATAGCTACTTGGTAAGTACGTACCCTACTAAATAAATCGCCCCTAGCATATTCTTCGGTATCTAGTTTAACTATTTGCTTACCCGGTAATAATGTAGTTAAAGCGTCTTCTATTCTTCTTATGTAAGGCAAAAGGGTATGTCTAATAAAAGCTAACCCGTTACTTTCAATATTGCTATAAACATTACTACCGTCTTTAGAATTTATTAAATGTGCCGGTACTCTAAATATACGTGCTACCTCATTTACTATTTGCTCTCTAGCCTGTATTAACTCATCCCCAGCGCCCGCGCTAATAGACTTCCATTTTAAGCCACCGGTTAATACGGCAGGTTTACGGTTACGGTTATGATTAG